AACAGTGGCCGATCAGGTTCCTGGTTCCATCATCGTTCTCCAGGCTGCCGCTTCGTAGGCTGTCTGACTTCGCAGTCAAGGGGAGCGGGTTATCCCGTTCCCTTTTTGTTTTTAGGATGTACACATGCCACTCACAAGAACTCAAGCACTCGACCGACTCGCATGGATGACCGCATCCGACCAGTACCCGTTCCTGGACAGCACCGCGCTACAGCAGCTCGTGGACGATCACGCTCGCTGGACTGTCTGGACCGCATCCACAGCCTTCGTCGTCGGCGACATTGTCATCCCGACTGTCGCGAATGGTCGACTCTATCAGTGCGTCATTGCAGGGACATCGAGCGCCACGGAACCACAGTTTCCACAGTGGACCAGGACACTTGGCTATTCCGTCAATGACGGAAGTGGTGACCTATTGTGGCAGGACATCGGTCCCGCAAACGTCGAGCGCTATGACATCCGCACAGCTGCGCGACAGGGCTGGATTCGCAAAGCGTCCAGCATCACGCACCTCATTGACGTTAAGGACGGCCAGGTCGACGCTAAGATGGCCGTGCTCCGTGAGCACTGTCTCGACCAGGCGAAGCGCTTCTCACCGATGGTATTCGTATGATTCCAGCAGCTTATTCCAACGCGCTTAAGAACGCGATCCAGGCGTATTCGTATGCGGACCGTGTCGCGATCTGGCGGACCGTCAATGCGGCGGATGGCATCGGTGGCGTGTCACAGCACTGGATACAGGTCGCTGAGATCCGTGGCACCATCAGTAACACCGGCGATACCGAAGGCGTGGTAGGTGGCATGATCGAGCAGTCTGGTACATGGACGCTCACGTGTTCACCAGACATCGAGGTCAAGGCCGATGACAGGATATACACATCTGGCAATCCGCAGGCGTTATCGCCATACTACGAAGTCATCGGATCAGACTACGGCCACACTAACGCAGTCAGTCAAACCATCGGACTACGCGCCAGGACAAACGGCTAAGTGTATCCACTGCGTGGTGCAAGCTTCGACTCCATCGCACCATGATATGAGTGAAGTTATTGATGGGGTGTATGTATGAGTCCAGAGATGTGGGTGCAGATCGGTATACAGGCGTTTATCACGACCATGAGTATCGGTGCCGCTTGGGTGGCATTGCAGGTCAGGCTGACGCGCCTGGAGACTCAGGTGGCACACATCATCTCGACGCTCGATGGACAACAGCAGGAAGTACGCCGCATCGAGCAACGGCTCGGTAAACTTGAGAACAAGGTGTCCGCTTTGGAGGCGATCATACAAAGATGAACAGCATTTCAATCAAAAGACTCGTGGTCGTTGTGATCGTGGCATTCGTAGCTGCATTCACTTCCGTTTTCGGTGATGGTGTCCGGACATCTGAAGCGAAGGACATTGCCGAGCTGGGCGCAGTGCTTGCACTCTACGGCTCGAAGGCGGTAGCGGCGGGTGTCTCGGCTGCGGTGTCTAGTGTGCTGGCGTTCTTGACGATGCCGTTTTCCGGGACGCAGATGAACGCGCTGAAGGTGGGCAAATGATATTCCAGAATCTGCGTATTGAGCAGGTAACCTCACCGACTCCAGACTGGATTATTTACGGTGAGTTTTACTCAGTTGATGGCGTGAAACTTGGAGACTTTGGAGTCAACGGAACATCTGTATTTCAGTGGTTTCCACAGCAGTCTTACGAGTTTCAATACGGCGTAGTGTCTATGTTCATTCCATATATGGCGGATGAGATTACAAGGGGTTTAAGTAACTAATGGCTACTGCATACGTTAGTCCTGCTGGTTCGGCAGCATACCCCGGCACTGTTAGTGTGCCGACATCACTGGCTACCGCGTTGTCTTCTGCGGGTGCTGGTGACATCGTTTACTTGGCCCCCGGTAGTTATCGTGGGACGTTTACACTTGGTGTATCTGGCACAGCGGGTAATGTGATTCAGTTTATTGGAGACCCCAAAGCCACCCAAGCAATAGCAGGTATAGCGGCGGGTATTGTACGAATCACAAACTACCTATCGGATACCGCCAACCCATCAGACGCGGTTCTATTCACTGCTACAAGTCGCTCGTACTTCTCTTTTACTGGAATATATTTTGAAGGATTCAGATCATTAAATCAGACTGCACAAACCCTTACAACCTGTTCAAACTTTTCATATGACAAGTGTGTTTTTGTTCACGGTCGCAGTAACGGATTTAACATTACAACGACTGCTGGAGTAGCCTTAAATGCTTCATTTACAAAGTGCGCTTTTTCTGTTCAAAATAATGGTTTTGCAACAGTTATATCTGCTCCTACTCATAGTGGTAATTACAATTTAAATGTTAGTTATGCGGACTGTACTGCTAACGCTACTCTTGTTTATGTCCATACTGGCAACACAAACACAAATGCAAATGGTGTAACAGTTTACAATTGCTTTACGCAATTCAAGGAAGGTGTGCAAATTTATACGACTAATACAGCGCACCCATCGTATATATACAATTCCATTTTTTACAGTCCAAGCACATTTGCAATATATGTTCAGGGTGGAGGGTCAGTGATTGAAAACTATAATCTTGTTTACGGTAGCATCACTGGAATTACACAAGGTGCAAACAGTTTGTACGCTGGTAGCAGCGGTATAGACTTTGGTTACAGTGCAATCAATCAACTTGCAGGCCCGTTGGTAAATGGCCCGTTTTCAGGTTCACGTCTTGTCAGTGCTGGCATCTCATCTGGCGCACCGCTTACCGACCAGTATGGAACTACTTGGTTAACTCCAAGCACACCGACAATGGGTGCTGTCGAGTTTGCAACAATAGCAGGCTCCTATCTACCAACAGAGCGCAACGCTTCAGCCATAACAGTTGCACCTGCCAGCACATCACAAAGCATAGAACTCTACCTCGGTGCTACTGGCCTCACCTTTGCAACCTCCGGTCTAGCGGCATACTACGTCCGCAACCAGAGCGCTCCGGTGGCTATCACGCTGGTCACGCAGACAGCAACAGGCGCGTGGTCATCCGGTGGCTTTGCTGAGATTAGCTCCTCCCTAGTGCCGGGAGTGTATCGACTTGATGTCCCTAACGCAGCATTTGCCGCTGGTGCATCTGATGTCACTATCGTGGTGCGTGGTGCATCTGGTACGAACGGTGCGGTGCTGACGGTCACGCTTTCCTCTGGTGGCTTGACGGCAGCGCAGACAGCCGCAGCTGTCCTTGACGCTGTTGGTTCCTCTTATGTCACCGCTGGCTCGATAGGACACGCAATCCAGAACAACAACGTCACTGCGATTGTTGGTAGCACTGCAGCTGCGTCGGAACTCTCGGGCGCTCTCCTTCACAACGGCACAGACTACATCAGCGCAGATCTGTTGACACCTGTGTCAGCTGCGACCAGCGTACACATCGGACCTTATCAACTCCTGGCTGATGGCTTAGGCGCTGATCAGCCGCTCGATGTCAATGTCGGCACCGCGACTTCCATCGATGTCCAGGTCACTGACGCAAATGGCACAGGCATCGACATCACTGGCGCCACGGTCACGGCCAAGGTCTACAGCTCAGCGGGAACACTCGTGGCGTCGTATGCTGGCACTGCGACGTATGCAGACAATGGTCGCCTGACATTCGGCTTGACGACTACGGTCACGAACACATCTGGAACGTACACTGTTCTTGTGACCAGGACAACCGGAGCGACCGACACGCAGATCTTTGGACCGCTGAGATTGTATGTGAGGCCAGTATGAGCGTAAACATTTTACAGATCACCGAAGATCCGGAACAGGTCACGCAGATCGCGGCCTGGACCGGAGACTGGCACACGTACGTTTTGCGCCTGGTCGATGACAACGGGTCTCCGATTGACATCACGACAGGCACTCTCGCGGCGACATACACGAATGCCGCCACAGGCGTCGCATATAGTTTCGTGACAGGAACAGCCACGCTCACGAAGTCTCTTTCCTCACAGGGCATTGTGACGGTCCTGAACCCCGCTGCATATCCAACAGCAGCTGTCGTGCGTCTGACTTTGTCCTTCACCGTGTCGACTACCGTGCGACGCTTCGGTCCACTGCTCATCGAGGTGCTGGCACCGTGACCGTCAAGGTCGACCTGTCCGGCTTCGATGACGCGGAGCAACGTTTTCGCATGCTGGCTGTATTTCTCCAGAATGCGGTGAGCGCTTCGTACACTGGCATGATCGCACTCATGACTGGACCGAAGTCAGGACGACGGTACAAGCTGCCAGGAACACAAACGACATATCAAGCATCCGCGCCAGGACAAGCACCAGCTGTGGCTACTGGTAATCTTCGGACATCGATCACGATCGGCAAGGTCAACGACTACGAGTACATCATCAGTATCTCGGCGCCTTATGGCAAGATCTTGGAGTTCAAGAAGAACAGACCGTTTGCGATACCAGCATCCGAAAAGGCATGGAATGTTTTCACAGGCGTGGTGAGGAAGTACTTCAATGGTTGAATCACTCGTAGTCGACGAATGGATTTACGACACGCTCACAGCTGATGCAACGCTTCAGGGACTGCTGGCGGTAGACAATCGATCGCCATCGTACCAGCAAGGTATCTATTTGTACTTGGCTCCTGAAAAGGACCCGATCAGCCTTCGACAGCCACAGGTGCCATACATCGTGGTGCGTCACATTGACGCTGGCCAGACTGACACGACATCGATGTGTGGTGGCCGCATCCTCACCAGTTCCGTGCACCAGGTGTGGTGCTGGGACACACAGAGTGGTGCTGTCTCGATGGCGCGCATCAAGGCCATCGTGGACCGAATCGATACACTACTAAACCGACAGACAGTAAACTCGACGACTCCTGTCTTCTTTCTGAATCGTGCATCGGTATCATCATCGGTCGACGTGTCGCAGGATGGTCGCGTCGATAATGGCATCGCTCAGATTTACGTTGCCACAATAACACCAGAGGTATAACTAT